TGATAGTGCCGGAACACTTGAACCAAGCGATGGAATTGATCTGGATGCTGGAATACCCGATGGACGACCTGACACTCCAATAGCCGATCAACTCCCGTCCGTCGAAGAGATAGTGCAGGCGATGGGCGATGGGAAACAGGTTTCAGAAACTCATGCTGAATCGTTAGAGAAGAGAACGAACTATCAGGCACGCTCTGTATTGGAGGGCATCGTGAAACGCCGCTCAGCGGCTCAGGAGATGAATCGACTCGCCAATTATGATCGCGTCGTCGAGGCTGGAAAGAAGTTGATGGCCGGCGAGAGTGTGAATGTAAGTCGCCTGAAGTTAGACGTTTCGAGACTAAAGGGCGACCAGCGCCTGTATGAGGCTGGGCAGCAGTTGATACAACTTGCGACGGCGCCAGGAAAGGATGCGAGAGACGCAAGAAGGGGTGCTTACGAAAGCTACATGCAGCGTATCCAGTCCGCGCGTACACAGGATGAGTTGCAAACCATATCCGGCGAGATCGCTAAAGACACCATTCTTACCGACAAGCAGATAGAGGAACTCGACGACCGAGCAATGTCCGCTATGGACAGCATTGATACACAGGTCGAGCAGTTGTCGGGCGAGCAACAACAGAAGGAGGCAAACGATGGGTTGCAAGAAGGGCGGCGGCAAACGCAAGTAAGCCAAGCTGGAGATGGTACTGCGGCTGAGCAGCAGGTCGCCATTGAGCGCTATGGCTTACCGGCCGACACCACGTTCAAGGAAGGCAAAGGGCTGGCCGCAGGCAAGTGGATCGCGCAATCCGGCGAGGCGAGTTCCAACCCGAATGAGTCAATCGATGCAGCCGCTGCCGATCTGAAAAAATGGCTTGATCAGAACCGGCGCGCCGAAGACGCCGAAGCCAAGAAGCGCGAAACCGCGCAGACCGTTGCCGAAAAGCTGCGCAGGGGTGAGCAGCCGACAGATGCCGAACTCAAGCTGCTGTTTGGCCTTGAGGATGGATGGACCTATGTAAAGCAGCCGGCCGTCGGCTGGTTCCTGGTCGAGTACATGGGTGTGCCGCGCCACAAGATCCGCGCGTCGCTTGGCAAAGCCGCCGGCACCGTGACCAGCGACAGTGGCACGAAGTACCCGATCGTTTATCCGCGCAAGCTGCATGAGGTATTCGCAGAAGTCGCGCAGGCTGGCAGCGAGACGGCGAATGTCGCCTCTGCCGCGCCGGGTGAAGCCAAAGCATCGAAGGGGGTTGGTAAAGAGTCTGCGGAAGACAGGAAGGCCGAGAACAGGAGAAAGGCATCTGAGCGCATGAAAGAGCGTCAGCGCCGTCTGCGTATCGTCGATCCGGCGAAAGACACCATGCTGGTCGCAATGGCCAAGGTCGGCGGTTTCCGCAAGGGTATGCCAAATGAAACTGACATCAAGGCATCCCTTGGGATTGAAAAGAACCAGAATCTGCGCGTCAATATCGGCGGTGGATTCGCATGGTTGTTCACCAAGGATGGCCTGAGCATCAGTCAGATGGCCGAGCGCATGCACGAATACGGCTATATTGACGCGCCTGATGAAGCCTCACTTGAGGAATCTCTTGCAGAATATCGTGGCGAGAATCATTCATACGCCTATGTGCCAGAGTATGCTGAAGCAATTGAGCAGATTACAGGTGAAGTGACGCAACCAGAACTTGAGGAAGCAACAACCTGGGCGCAAGCAAGTGAAGAGGTGCAGGATCTGTCCAGTTCGATACTGGATGATATGAACTGGCACATGCTGTTAGAGAGTATTGCCGCCGAGGATGAAGTCCTTGCGTCCATCAGCGCAAGGGTTCAGAATCGAATCGAGGAATTTGAGCAGGAATTAGGAGAATACTATGCTGAACTTGAGCGAGAAAACGAAGCAGGCTTTAGCCAAGGCGACACCGGAACAGCGCGAGCAGGCAATGAAGATAGCCAAAGAAGTTCTGGCAAACAGAGCCAAGAAGATGATGCAGGAACGCGCCAAACTCAAGACCAAGAAGTAACCGACCTTCTCGGTGACAACACCGCTTCGCGTCAAGCATTAGCCGACGCTGAACGCGCCAAAGATGAACGCCGCAATTCCGGCGAATCCGATACAACCGATTTTGTCCTGACAGGTTCAGACCGTCCTGCCGATCAAGCAGCGGCTCGTGGTGCGCGGGATTTGTTTAGCGAGCCTGCAAAGCAAGCTCAACCCACTGACGTTAAGGCGCCGGAACAAGCTCAATCTGATGAAGCTGTTGATCAGTCAGCATCCGAACTGGATAAAGCCAAGGAAGCCCTGCAAGCCGCCGGTGTGAAAGGCAAGGAATACCTGGATACCATCAAGGATGTTCGCCAAGGCAACCTGACCGCCGATGAAGTGGCAGAGGCACATGGTCAGAAGATTGAAGATTTCGGCGAGAAGATGGCGGGTGCTCGCAAGGATATGGTCGCTGCTGCACGCAAGGAATGGAGCGACGAAGATCTAGCCACACAACCTTTAAGCAAGATATGGCCGATTGGCGACATCAATGCGATTGAAGATCCGTACATGGCCGCATGGTCATTTGCCGCTCGCGCTGAAATTCCATCCAAGCCGCGCAAGTCGTACAAGGTTTCTCGGTGGGTTGAGAGCGTTAAATCCCTTCGCTCCATCAACAAGATGGCGCTGGATGGCCTGATTACGAAAGAGCTTATCAAGGACAGGCTCAAGAGTTTCCCTGGGCTTGAAAAGTTCGAGGCCAAGGTTCGGCTGCTTGAGCAGTTGCCGCGTGACCAGTGGAAGCGCATTGGCAATGTTGCCGAGTGGCCGAATGCTTATACCTACGATGCAGACGGCAAAAAGATTCCGAAGCCGCAAGTCAGCGTTGATATTGACGGTCGCCATAAGTCTTTCCCTGTTTCTACCGTCGAAGATGCCGTCAACGAGGTCAATGAACTTCTTGGCGTAGCTGCCCCTGAAAAGAAAATGGAGTTTCAGGTTCGCGGTCGTCAAGGTAACTGGCATGTTTACAAAGCTGGAGACAGTGCTTATCACAAACTGAGCGATAGTTTTTCAGATAGCAAGGATGCTTTCGCTTTCATCAAGAACAATTACGCCGATCTTGTTGCTGCATGGGAATCAGTCAAAGAGCGCGAGAATGTCAAAAAGACCGATGTTCGCAGCAAGGATAACAAGCCAAGAACAGGTCAGGACTGGCGCAAGGGCAAGGATGTCACGCCGGAACAGTTTGCCGAACAGTTCGGATTCCGTGGGATTGAATGGGGTAATTGGGTTAATCAGGGCAAGGGCGCAAAAGAACGTCAAGGCATGCTGAATCAGGCTTATGACGCGCTGATGGATCTGGCAGATATTGTGAAGATTCCGCCCAAAGCCATTTCACTGAATGGCACGCTCGGCCTTGCTTTTGGTTCGCGTGGTCATGGATGGGCTTCTGCGCACTATGAGCCAGGCAATCTTGTCATCAATCTGACCAAGACAAGAGGTGCAGGAAACCTTGCGCATGAGTGGTTCCACGGACTGGATAACTACTTCCAGAGAATGCGCCCGGACTTTAGCCTTGCTGGTCGGCACCTTGGATATATCACATACGCCCCTGAAAACTACTACGTTTACAAGGACGGCAATACACGCCTACCAGAAGCGGATTACAAGCTGATGGCGGCAGGTGAAAAAGGGCGTAGAGGCCAAAGGTTCGTTGGGAAGTTCAATCCCGACGACTGGACATTGATCGAGGGCGTGCGGCCTGTTGTTGCAGAAGCATTTGCTGATTTGGTCAAAGCCTTGAATGAGTCGCCAATGACTGGCCGAGCCAGAGCGATTGATGGATCTGCTTCCGACGGCTATTGGTCACGCATTATCGAGCGTGCTGCACGTTCATTTGAGAACTACGTAATCCACAAGATGCGCTTGAATGGTTATGACAACGACTATCTGGCAAACGTGGTTTCGCCAGAAGACTTCCCGCGCGATGCAGACCGCTATCCTTACCTGATAGAAGGTGAGATTCAGCCGGTCGCTGATGCTTTCGATAATCTTTTCAGTACGATTGAAACCAAAGAAACCGACACTGGTGTTGCGCTGTTCAGCCGTTCCGGTACATCCGCCCCCATCTTCTACAGCCAGCTTGCGCGCGGCATTGATTCTGCCAAGTTTGAATCTGCGCCTGCTGCGCAATGGAAGTTATGGATTCAAGGTAATGCCGGCAAACTCGGCGTCAAGAAAGATGAAATCCAATGGACTGGCATTACTGACTGGCTTGACCTGCAAACCGGCAAGGTAAGCAAGGCTGATATTCAAGCGTATCTGGATGGTAATGGCGTGCAGGTTACTGATGTTATGTTGTCAGAAGATAACTTGCCTGCATTGCCTGATGGTTGGCAAGTTGAGCGTCAGCCAAATGGTGAGTATTACTTGCTGGATGATGAAGGCGAAGTGGTAAGCGAAGGCGACACTGAGCGCGATGCTATCGAGAACGGCATTGATCCTGATGAACTGGAAGATCGACGCGAAAGTGCCGGCAAGCCAAAATACGCCCAATACACAGTACCAGGCGGCGAGAACTACAAAGAGCTGTTGCTGACGTTGCCGGAAGTAGTCCCTATTCCCTCAGCACAGGAAGCTAGGAGACAAGAGCTTGAGGGGAAAAACAATCGCGGCGAGATAAGCAAGTCTGAATTTAAGGAACTCCTAGAGTTACGCAAAACAACCCCGCGTGCTGATGAGAGAGCTAATTTCCGTTCATCCCACTTCGACCAGCCAAACATCCTCGCCCACGTCCGTTTTGACGAGCGTACTGATGCTGATGGGAACCGCGTGCTGTTCATCCAAGAGGTGCAAAGTGACTGGTCACAAGACTTGCGCAAAGGAAAAACTGGCGTAAAAACACCATACGGCGACACAAAAGCGTGGGTGGCTCTAGCGGTTAAACGCATGATGCGCTATGCGGCTGAGAACGGCTTCGACAAGGTTTCATTCATCAACGGCCAGCAGGCTGCGGATTTGTATGACTTGAGTAAGCAGGTTGATAGCATAGAGGTCAGACCTTACAAAACATACAGAGAGATAACGGTTAATCACTCTGGCGGCAGCTTCCCATCAACGATTAACAATGAAGGCATTGTTACCAATGGTCAAGGCGAAGGAAAGCCGCTTGACGAAGTTGTTGGTAAGGAAATCGCAGAAAAGATTATGCGAATGACAGAGCGCGGCAGTCTTTCAGGAGTTGACCTTAAAGTAGGCGGCGAAGGTATGCGCACCTTCTATGACCAAATCGTGCCGCAAGTGGTCAATGATGTGTTGAAAAAGGTGGGCGGCGGGAAGGTTGAGAGTATTGGAATAGAAAAATCTGGAAATAATTATTCTGTTATTGAGGAAAATGGCACGTTCTATGTAGTCGAAAAAAGTGATCCTGATTCAGAGTACGGGCAATACGCAACAAGAGAACAGGCACAAGCCGATGTTGATAGAAGGAATAATGGTGGTAAGCAACCCGGCTTCACCATCACCCCCGACATGCGCGAGAAAATCATGTCAGGCTTGCCATTGTTCGGTCGCCAATTCTCCGGCTCAGGCATGGCCGTTGCTGATGTTGAACGCACTGTAAACCGTATCCGCGCAGGCTGGAAGAATGCGCCTGAAATCATCGTCGTGGACAATATGAGCGACAGCCGTATCCGCAAGGCGGTGCGCGAGGAGAACGAGCGCCAAATGTCGCAGGGCGCGGAAGGTGAGCCGGAAGGTTTCTTCGATGCTGGCAAGGTGTATGTCGTTGCAAGCGCTCTGAACAGTGAGCGAGATGTTGTACGCGTGGTTCTACATGAAACGCTTGGACACTACGGATTACGCGGTGTGTTCGGTGATCAACTCAAGCCTATCCTGAACCAAGTCAGTATTGCGCGTCGCAAGGATGTGCTGGCCAAGGCGAAATCCTATGGATTGGATATCAAGAACGAGCGCGACAGACTGATCGCTGCAGAAGAGGTGCTGGCGGAAATGGCACAGACCAATCCGCAGATCGGGTTCGTGAAGCGCGCGATCGCGGCGATCCGGTCGTGGCTGCGTGGGATTGGCGTGAATCTGAGGATGTCGGACAACGACATCATCGCGCAGTTCATCATCCCGGCGCGACAGTGGGTGATGCGCGGCGGCGGCAAGGCGGCGCTTGACGGGGCTTCGTTCTCGCGGGGGCCGAGTGGCGTGACAGAAACTCCGGCCTTCCGGAAGTGGTTCGGAGACTCCAAAGTGGTCGATGCCGATGGCAAGCCGCTGGTGGTGTACCACGGGACCACCGGAGACTTGTCAGCCTTCGACCTTGCGTTTTCTGGCGCCGATGGTGTTGCGTATGACAGGCCGGCGATCTTTGCAACGGACGATGCTCGCGTGGCGTCTGACTACGCACTCAACAAGCGTAACCGCAACATCGCCGACGCCGGCAGGGCGTGGCAGCGGTATAAGAACGAAAACCCAGGCGACTACGGCGAGGAATACGAAAGGTTGTTCCAGGCTTACCGCGCCGCCGGCAGGAAAGAAGGCTGGAATCTCGGTGTAGGGGCGAACGTCATGCCGCTATACATGTCGATTCAAGACCCGCTGGTGGTGGACGGAGGCGGGCAGCGGTTCATGCAAGTCATGCCAGACGCCGTGAAGCAGGCGTTCGAGCAGGGCCGCGACGGGTTGATCGTTCGGAACGTGATCGACCACGCATCCCCTGTATCTGAGTACCCCGCCACCGTCTACGTCGCCTTCCGCCCCGAGCAGATCAAGTCCGCTACTGGCAACCAAGGCACCTTCGACTCTGCCAATCCTGACATCCGTTTCAGCCGTCAGCAACGGCTCATGCCATCCTGGGATAGTCCGGAAACATCCAAGATCGATGATGTCATCTACGCCCTTCAGGACAAGAATATCGACCTGAAACGAGTCACCCAGGCGATAAATGAAACTGGCGCTGAGATCGATGACAGATGGGATGCCTATCTACAGGAAGAGCTGTTCCACGGTCGCAGCGCCAAGCGCACGCAGGAGTTCATCAAGAATGAACTAGAACCTCTTATCGAAGAAATGCGCATGCGTGGCGTCACAATGCAGGACTTTGAGCATTATCTGTGGGCACGTCATGCAGAAGAGCGCAATGAACAGATCGCCAAGATCAATCCTGATATGCCTGACGGCGGCTCCGGCATAACCACGCAAGAAGCGCGTGATTACCTGAGCAGTCTCGACCCGCAGAAACGTAAACATTACGAGGCGCTCGCGAAACGCGTAGATGCGATCACACACAAGACCCGCCAGACTCTGGTTGACTATGGCTTGGAATCCGCCAGCACCATTGCTACATGGAACAAGGCGTATAAGAACTATGTGCCATTGATGCGGGAAGAGATGGACACAGGGTTTGCTGGAACGGGGCAGGGCTATTCTGTTCGCGGAAAAGAGAGTAAGCGGGCGATGGGTTCCCGTCTCGGTGTCGTGGACATCCTTGCGAATATCGCGCAGCAACGCGAGCGCGCCATCATCCGTGGAGAAAAGAATCGTGTCGCAACCGCACTGGTCGGGATGGCGACACTCAACCCGCTCTCTGAATTCTGGCAAGTGAACAAGATCCCGACTATCCGCTATGTGAACGAGCGCACGAATCAGGTTGAGGAGCGTCCGGATCCAAACTACAAGAATCGTCCGAACGTCGTCGTCGCCAAGGTCGTGAACAAGCGCGGCGAGATCGTGGAGCATGCGGTTGTATTCAACGAGTTCAACGAACGCGCAATGCGCATGGCTGCGTCTATCAAGAATCTTGATGTCGATGACCTGTCTACATTGGCTGGATGGTTCGCGCCTATCACCCGTTACTTCGCCAGCATCAACACTCAGTACAACCCTGTCTTTGGCATAATCAACATCATCCGTGACGTTCAGGGCGCAGTGCTCAATCTTGAGTCCACTCCGCTGAAGGGTATGCAGCGTGAGGTGCTTGCCTACACCGGCTCTGCATTGAAGGGAATATATCAGGAGGTTCGTGCGCGCCGGTCTGGCGAGAAGGTAAGTGGCGAGTGGTCTGAACTGTGGGAAGAGTTCGAGAGTCAGGGCGCCAAGACTGGCTATCGTGATTTGTATAGGAATGCGAAGGTGCGCTCCGAGAATATGCAGCGAGCACTCGATCCTGAATGGTGGCAGAAAAAGACGTGGGGCAAGGTGATATCCGCTGGCGGACTGCTTGCCGCGCCTCAGCAGTTCCTTGTGAGCAAGCCAGGCAAGGCGCTATTCAACTGGCTGTCCGATTACAACGAGACACTTGAGAATGCTGTTCGATTGGCAGCGTACAAGAAAGGACTTGAACTTGGGCTTAGCAAACAAAGGGCTGCCAGCATCGCCAAAAACCTCACCGTCAACTTCAACCGCAAGGGTGCGTGGGGAAGAGAGATAGGCGCACTGTACGCCTTTTACAACGCATCTATACAAGGCACTGCGAGAATCGCCGAGACTATCCTCAAGCGTGATGCGGACGGCAACTACAGGATGACGCCGGCAGGTCGCGCGATCGTCTATGGTGGATTGCTGCTAGGCTCCATGCAGGCGCTTGCGCTGGCTGCGGCCGGATATGATGATGACGAGCCGCCAGAGTTTGTTCGGGATCGAAACCTTATCATTCCGCTGGACTTCTTCGGGGTGGAAAAGAAGTACATCTCTATTCCAATGCCGCTAGGTTATAACGCTATCCCTGCGACAGGTCGCATACTGACCGAGTGGGCTTTGGATGGATTCGAGGACACACCGGAACGAATCGCGCACCTGCTTGAGGTGTACATGGATATGTTCAACCCGATCGGTTACTCCGGTTTGTCCATGCAGACGTTGACACCCACTGCATTGGATCCGGTCGCTGCGCTGACAGAGAATAAGGATTGGACTGGCCAGCCTATCGCGAGAAAAGACTTTAGTTCACTTGACCCGTCTCCAGGGCACACGAGAGCGAAGGACACCGCAAGCGCATTCGCTCGTGGCTTGTCATATGGATTGAACAAGCTCAGTGGCGGAAGCGAGTTCGCTCCTGGCGTGATTAGCCCGACACCTGATCAGATCGATTACCTGATTGGCCAACTCAGTGGCGGCGTCGGTCGTGAATATCTGAAGACGGAGCAGACAGCGACGGCACTTGTCACGGGTGAGGCGTTGCCGACATACAAGATTCCTATCGTTGGCCGGTTCTATGGTGACGCAAGAAGCAGCGGCGCTCAGGGCGGCAAGTTCTACAACAACATCACCAGGATGAACACGCATCAACGTGAAATCATGGGCAGGCTACAGGCTGGTGAGGATATCGAGAAGTACCTGAAGGACAATCCAGAGGCAGAGTTGTTCCAGCATGCCGATCGCGTGTACGGCGCAGTCCAGAAGATGCGCAAACACAAGAGAATGATGCAGGCTGCAGGGGCATCACGGGCTGAGATCGCTCAGATAGAGAGCGAGATCACAGAGTTGATGGCTTCATTCAACGAAGAGGTCAGAAAATTAAACGAGAGGTGAAATACCAAATGGCGCGTATGACCGCATAAAGTGCGGACGCGCCAAGCACCACCCACCAGAAGACCATAAAGAGTTTGCCCATGAAGCAATCTTAACCGATCCCAACTGTTCTCGTATGGCGAGAATAGGGCATATGGTCAACGCAACTTCTTGGCTATATCCTCAGCGCTCTCGTTGTAGTAGATGAGCAATTGCCTCAGATCCTGATGACCGACCGCTCTTGCCAACTCTAGCACGTTCAGTTTCTTTGACAGTCTGGTTATCCCTTCGTGCCGTGAATCGTGGAAATGCAAGTCATCGATCATGGCTTTTGCTTTGGCCTTCCTGAACATCGCTTCAAGCGACGCCGTTGTCAGGTCGAACAGGTTTTCATCTGGCAGCAATTTCAATATCTCGACGGCTCGCTGCGTCAACGGAGCGACGCGGACGCCAGCGCGAGTTTTTGACTTGCGTATGGTAGCTGTCTGACCATTGATGTCATCAAGTCGAAGATTGCATATCTCCTGAGCGCGCATCGCTGTTTCGCATGCAAACTCAAACGCGAGCGCAACGCGATGACTTTTGGTTTCTGCCTGACCGCCAACATAGCCAAGTGCGAACTGTATCGCTTCGATCTCTTCCTGGCTCACCAACCTGTCACGCGGCGGCGGAGGCGCAGGCTTGGACACGCCTTTCATTGGATGCTCGCGCAGCCATTTCCACTCATATAGCGCAATCGTGCATGCGTTAGACAGAAGGTTCCATTCGCGTCTTACGCTCGCTGCGCTAACTTCTTTCAATCGCCGGTCGCGCCATGCGGCAAAGTCTGATTGGTTAAGATCAGCCAGCATGACGTTGGCGATCTTATCCTGTTTGATTAAATTGATGCGAACGCGCTCCCACCGCTCCCCGGCTTTCTTCACCGAGACGGTATCTGCGTATCGGTCAAGTAACTCACCGAACGTCTTTTTCGGTATAGACCCAGACATTGATTCAAGGATCTCGGTCTCTTCCTTTGCCGCCCATGCCACAGCCTGCGCTTTCGTTGGGAATTTTCTTGTTTTAGTGATACCCTTTCTACGAACGAGCGCACGCCATCCATCACCATGCTTCTGGATAGATGCCACCATTGCCCCCTATCATGTGTTCATTTTTATGTACAATTTGTGTTCACATGATAGTGTAAGTATGTGCAAAAGTGTGTAGATTTGTGGGTATGACGGAATGATTAATAATTAGGCAAAACGTCTCGAAAGCCTTTGTGGATGCTGGTTTTGGAGTGTTTAATATGGTGCCCAGAAGAGGACTCGGGTTCCTTGTTTAAATGCTGGTTTCAGGGCGATGTGTTCAATTTATGTTCAAGCAGCCTGACGCAAAGACTCAACCCACTCGATGATCTCCGACTTCTTCCAGCGATATAATCCACGTCCTTTTTGCGACGGAAGCCTGATCGGTTTTGGAAAATCAGGCAGCATCGCGTAACGTTCAGCCACCTGCCTTTTGCAGACATTTAGATAGTCTGCTATGTCTTGAGCGCGCCAATAACAGTCTTGCTCTGCCAACTCAACACCTCTCGTTTTAGCGGACATCAACCACGCCTCCATAGCCATTTAAATGGCCGTCGTAGAACCCCTGCTCGATCTTGTGAGAATCGGCAGGCATGTCGTAAATCGCGTGCTTGGGCACCAACGCAATCTCGCCGAACTGGACGTAACGCCGATTCGGCAGCATGATGCCTCCAGGCGTGAGAACACGAACTCGCGCTTTCTTGGGAGTCTCGCTAACCAACTCAACGGCGTAATAGCGGCGGCCTGCCCAAGTATCCAGAACAAGAGACTTGATTTCTGTACTCATTTGACCAACTTGCTGCGCAGCTCGTAGCCCATCAGCGGCCACACCTTGCTGACAGCATTCTGGCGGGCGATCTTGCGGCCAAGTTCTGCATCGAAGTTCTCTGGGCTGGCGCAGGCGCTTTCACCGGTGACGGTGAAGCCGTTTCGCAGGACGAGGACGCAGAAGGTCAGGAGTCGCAGCGGCTCAACCCATTTGTCTTGGTAGACGTTCATGTTGCAGCGCCCGGAGCAGCCATCCGCCGCGGTGAAATAGTGTTCACTAGCAATGTTCGCCTCGATGTCCTCCGGCGTGATGCGCGGCGCTGTCAGCCCTTTGGCTTGTATTTCCTGCTCGATCGCGCTGTCGTCTTTCATGGTGTTTCCTTTCGTTGGTTGGTTACTGATACTCTGGTTCTTCTTCTATTGCTGATTCGCTCATGCCCTTGGCGTCCTCTTTTCGTTTGCCCGATCACGCCAGGCGCGCCGTCGATTGCCTTTTTTTGCCATGATTAAGTCGTCTCCTTTAACCTAAATTGACGGGAAAGCATTCAGAACGGCACGTCCTCACCAAAATCATCGAAAACGTCGCCGCCTTGAGTTTCGGCACCATGTGGTTTCCTATCCTGGCTTTGTGACCTCTCACCATTTTGTCGATTTCCAAGCATCTGCATTGTGTCTGCGATGATCTCGGTGGTGTATCTGTCCTGACCATCCTTGGTCTGCCACTTACGTGTCTGGATGCGGCCTTCTATGTAGATAGATGAACCTTTGCGGACATACTCGCCAGCGATTTCAGCTAACTTTCGATACATGACGATGTTGTGCCATTCGGTGCGATTCTGCTGCTGACCGTCCTTGTCCTTCCAACGGTCTGTCGTCGCAATGCTGAAACTGCACACGGCATCACCATTGGCCGTATATCGAATCTCCGGATCTTGCCCGACGTTCCCTAGAACGATTGCTTTATTCACCGAAGCCATTACGCTGCCTCTTTCTTAAATTGACGTTTACTGGATACTTCGACGATATGCTCAACGATACTGCCGCATATCGCTGGGAAGTCGCTTTCACGGTAGAGCAGGGCACTCTTGTCCTTAGCAACTGCCGGCCAACCAATCGATGCCAGGAAGTCGCCTGAAACCGTGAAGCCAAGTGCAGAGTTAATGTCGCCCAGCTTGATGCGGTTTCCGGTGTCGATTATGTCTTGCGCCGGAATGTTCGTTGCCTTTACAGAATTTCCATCAACGTCAACCTTCATAAATCCAGTACCAGAAACAACAGCTTGCTCGATTGTCTTTTCGTGCCCTGCCTTCGCCTCTGCCTCAATCTTCAAACGCGCCGCTTCTTCGGCTTCTGCCTTGATCTTGGCTTCTTTTTCGGCCTCAAGTTGCTTGTGTTCATCAATGCGCGTTTTAATTACAAGCTGGAAGTCGTCCATTTCCTTGCCGATGATCTGTTGCAGGTCAGGGAACAGCATGCCGTAGCCTTCTGCGTTTTCCTTGCACCACGCCAGCTTTGCTCGTATGTCCCGCGCAGCGCCTTCCGCTGCTGCCTTACACCGTGCCAGTTCGTCCGCGATATTGCCGTGCAGGCTCTTGATGGTCTTGACGCCCTTGACCGCACCGGCGAAGTCAGGCTGTGCAAGATTAAGGCGAATCGGCTTTGTTTCAGCCTCAAGCTGCTCGATGTGCGCGTTAAAGTCGTTGCGAGCCTTGAGGATTGCCGCTGTCTTGATGGCTTCTTTCTGTTCCTTCACGGCCTTTTCCAACTTCAAGCCGAGCGCGTCGAACTTTGCTGCATAGCCTTCCAGCGTGCGCACGGCTTCGCTGATCGGTGTAATCTGGTCAATCACGGCCTTTGCTGTCAGTTTAAGGTTCTTCGCCGCTTCCCGGCTTGCCTTGGCATTGACTTCGCCGTCAGCAAAGTCCTGATCCGTGACCAGTTCGGTCTTGGTTTCTGCCAGAAACTTGTCGAACTTCGGAGTAATCTCGGACAGGTTGCAGGCAACCAGTTCACCCTTGACCTGGATCGAAGGAACAGGGAATGCCTCTACTTCTGCGGCGACCGCTTTTTCAGCGACAGGCTCCGGCACATAGGCGTCCAGATCTTTTTTAAACAGCGCCCAGCCGTCGCTGATGCGCTGGCGGCGCGACATGTTCGGGTAATACCAGCAATGGCGTTCTTCGATTAGCGTGCCTTCGTCTGTCCACTTTGAAGCCATAAACAAACATTTTTCAGCGCCCGATACATGCAGTTGCTGCTCCATCTGTACCAGGTAATCCTCCGGCAGGAAGTCCTCGGCATTGTCAGAAACCCAAACCACTTCTTCCAGCCTGCGAGCAAGCAGCTTATGCTCAAAAATCACGTCGCCAATAAATGTCATGCCGTCGAAGCTGGCGCTCAAGTTTCCTTCCGTGCCGACGACAGGCGAGAGTTCTTCACCGATGATTTTTTCTGCAATCGGGCGAGCAAGCGCCTCGGCTCTGTGTCCATCGTTGAAGCGGCGCTGTGTAAACTCGTCCACTTCCGGCGTGATGCCGGTCTTGAGTTCATGAAGAAGTTGCGACCGCGACTTGTACGGCGACAGGCCAAGCATTGCAGGCGCGTCGCTGGCGTTGAAGTGCGTTGCGCGGTGCGCGTGCCATTCCTTTGAACCTTGAATCAGATTATGCGTAATCATTGCTCTTCTCCTTCTGCATTGTTCATGTCAGCTACGAACGGATCGTCAACTTGCTTTGCTTCGCCATCGATCACTTCCGGCCTCTTGGCCCATGAGCGCACCTCGGACTTTTGTGCTTCGCTCATGACGGATCCTTTGCCTTCGACCCAAGCAATCATGTCGTCTGCCGACCTCTTGCCGTTCTCGATATGGATTTTGAATTTAGTTTCCAGCGCCTTGAATGCAGCATCATCAAGCGGTTTTGGTTCCGGCTTTGGCGCTGGATTGCTTTGAGGCGTCACATCCTTTTCAGCGATGTCCATAAGTTCTTCGGCGATCGGCATGCCTCGCAGAACATCAGGAAACACGTCACGAAGCGCCCACGAACGCGCACGCATCTGCATCATGCGCTTCGGGTATTGCGTCCACGGGCCTTGTTTTCCAAGCAACCCCGCCTTCTTTGCATCTTCCGAAGTAAAGATGCGCACTTGTTCTGGCTCTCCACGGCGCTTCACCTTGCAAACGGCTTGAGTGTCGGTCGTTTCCTCAACGACGTATTCGCACAACGGCGAAGCCTTGACGATTCCGATAACAGCGTCTCCCCATAACGATGGACGGCCACTGATCACGGCGATGTTCTGCATGGCTTGCATTGGTTGCAGTCCAAGCTCCATCCCCCATTGAATCGCAACAAGGATGTTGCCAGGGTTGCCGTTGAACTCTTTAGGCACAAGGTTTGATTTGCTTAACATATCAGCGAAGCGCAAAGCTTCGTCTATGCTCTTTGGTGCGAGTGAAAATTGCTGCTTGACCTCGGCGACTGAGTTACTCATTTGTCTTTCCTTTCAGTTGAAATTATGCGAACCGCAGTTTTTAATCTTCTGTAGTTCGGCGTCTTCGATGTGCTGCACGATCCTGGAATCCGCGCCTTCTAATGCTGGCTTTCCGCCGTTCTCGCCCTGCCAGAACACGAAGCGCCAGAATGATTCACGCTCAAGCCTCTGGCGCATTTGTTCGGCGGTTTCGTGTTGTTTCATATCGCCCCCCCATTCAGCTTTTCATAAATCCGGCTTGCGATTTCTCTGCCGTTGCCTATGCCCTCGGTGATGTAATCTGCGGCTCTAGCTGCCAGTGCAGCCATGTCGTCATCGTCGCACCAGATGTAAGCAGGCGATTCTCGATGCGACTGGTTGATGCGCTCGCCTATTTTTCGCACCTTTCCTTGCCGTTCCCATCGTTTAATCCAGCGCATCGCGTGCGTGTAGTTGCACCTAGCTTCATCAGCCAGCTCGCTGACCGTGTAATCCTGCTGGCACAATAGGCCGCGCATGACATCGGCTTTTGTTCCTGCCCTCATATCGCCACCCCATCAAAGTTCACAGTAATAACCGCACCGGCAACTGCCGAAACTGCTAGAAGAACAATCAATAACAGAAGGAAAACGTATGCGGTTCTCATTAGAAGTCCTCCGGTTTATGCCCTGCGTCATACATGGCTTGTTGCGTCATGTAATAAGGCACTGGCACGATTTTCATCAATTTTTCTTTGTGGCATTTCCCGCCACCCATGCGATGACCAAACGGATATGCCGAACACTTGCACATTTCTGATCGTGACTTTTCACGCTTCTTCATGCGTTGTCGGATGTTCATGCTGCGTCGTCCGGGAATGTGTCGTCGTCAGAAAATTCAACAAACCCTTGAATCACTGGCATGGAGTAGGTGCCATGAACCTTGTGCCAATTTCCGCTCGGACTGCGCTTGCTGATAACGGTTTTCTGCAGATCGTCATTCACCCATACGAATGCACCCTTGCTGATAGCCTCAAGCATGACGGCATGCAGGGTTTCGTCCGATCTAACTATGCGGAATACTTCGGCATCACGATCTTTGACCGTTACTTCCTGAGCCTTTAAGCCCATTTCCATCAAATTGAACATGTCAGCTCCAAAAAAGTACCGGGTACTTACTTTCGCTTTCCCCGGTTGAGGGAGGAGAAGTATCAATGGGCAGTTACGGATGCCAGCCGATTCGAAAAAACACAACGGTATGCTTTCCCTTTCGCCGCGTGCTGCGTGCCTATTGGCCGTTCCGCGCCCCGCGTTGCTGCTGCGGGATTCCAGCTACTCGGAGCAAGTCCCAACTCGTAGGATTGCTGTGTTGACGATTCAGACTTTAGCAGGGCTAAATTTATATGTCAATAGCATTGCTAAATTTATTTAGCAATAAAAAACCCGCCGAAGCGGGTTGTGTTGAACGAGGTTGGCTAAAGGTTATCGGCCTTTTTCTTTTGCGGATCCATGATTACGCCTATTGCAGAGAGCGCTATCCCTACAGTAAGCCATCCAAGATAGACAAGAACGTAAAATGTATACGGATTGATGAGCGACTCTGTTTTCACCCATGTGGCAACAAACCAATATATCTGAGCGATTATAGGAAAAATGAAAGAAAGAATCGCCGCTAAAAATCCAGAGAACTTAAAGGCGACTAGAATCGTATATACATGCAAAGCAAGGCCAGCAAACCATACAGTGGCAAAAATGAAGCCGCTGATTCCGCAAAATAATATTGAGACCCACTCCCTGAGTTTTCTCATTCTTCTTCTCCGTTGACCCGGTGCGCGACAAGCCCCGCCGTTCAGGGCGGGGAAGGATGTCAATAAAGGTTATTGGCCTTTTGCATCATAGTAATCCTGAGCCTCGATAGAGGGGAAAATCCACCTCCCAGTGAATCTGTCGTAAGCAACACACGTGCCGTATGAGTTTGTGTGGCAGTGCGTGTCGTACCTGAACCACCATGCAATCGCGAAGGCAACAGCGATGCCAGCTAAAATCTTATATGCGATCTTTTTCATGGTCAGAAACACATTGTGTCGGCATATCTGCCATTGACGACAGTGTCGCAGTAAACCATTCTGCGCTGCTGCTGGTTGTTGTTTCGCCTTGCAGAATCGTTGTAGCCGCTTATGATCGCATTCAGTAATGGCAGGATAACTCCGCTATTCTGCGCGCTGTTTTGAGCCAGGTCTGAATTTGGCACAGGGTACCCAAGGATCTGCAGGTTCTCAGCTGCGGTCGGCTCACCCATACGGGCAGCTAGTGTGAATAGCTCAACGGCTTTCTGCTCGTTGCCGTACTTGTGATGGATGACTCCTAATTGTGTAGCGCATGCGGCATTTCCAGCCTTGGCGCAGGTATAGAAATGCTTTGCGGCTTCCCTGTATTGATGATTGTTGTACGCCCTGTAACCAAGTTCCACGCTGGATGCGCAGCCAGTGAGGGCGAGAGCGCATATCCATATACAGATGAATGACCTTAGACCTTCTTTCCATTCCATACCCACACCACCTTCCCCACGATCTCGACATCATAGTCACCGTTTAAGATATCAACCGTCTTCACGTTCGGGTTGTCACTACTGATCTCATGCGCACCGTCTAGACGAGTGCGAACCCGCTTAATGAATAGGCGCTGGCATGCGCGTAATACATAGATGCCATCAACCATAGCATTCTTAATGCCGACGTCAACCAGGACGATGTCGCCGTGATCAAGAGTTGGCGTCATTGAGTCGCCAAGAGCGTGAATGAAATACAGATTATTGAGTGAGGTTATAGGCTTCAGGTTCTCCGCAGCCCATGCTCTGTTTATCCTTAATCTCTCGATTGCCAAGTCTTCAGATTCAATATCCACGCCGCCACCCATCGATCCATATGCATTCATAAGGTCGATAGAGATGCTGTCGCTGTCGTCTTCCTCGTGCTCATGCGAAGCGGTTGGATTGGTGATCAGGTCGTCGTTCACCATTTGGGCTAGCGCCTTTGCTTCAGCCGCTAACCTTGGACTTATATCAGCAATACTGCACCCGAAGCCGCGTGCATAAGCAATCGCAGCGTCCATACTGATCGGTCTATTGCCACTCAGATGCTGACTAACCATAGAAGCGCCGCCCGGAATCTTATATGTGCGAGCGAATTCCGCCTTAGTCATCCGCACCCGTCGGAACAGATCCTCTAGTCTTTTACTGTCGTCACTCTTCATAAAGCGATGCTAATAGCAAAATTATTTAGCATGGCTTGATTCGTTCCTTTAGCCGTGCTAAATTTACCAGCATGAGTTTTGCAATTGAAAAAGCATGCGCCCTTATGGGTGGGCAGGCAGCGCTCGCACGATCGCTCAAAGTCACTACGCCTGCCGTCAACCAATGGATATCAGGAATCCGGCCTGTGCCGATCATGCAGTGCGTGGCCATCGAGAAGATCACTGACGGCGCTGTCACCCGGAAGGAACTTAGGCCAGATGATTGGATGGATATCTGGCCTGAATTAAGCAACGCCGCATAGGACACCAATTGCCCCCTAATTGGTGCATTTCGCCTTGTTAGCAGGGCGCTTTTTAATGGATCTGCCATCGGGTTCATTAAAAAGGGAAGTCGTCAAATAACTCTAATTGGAGAAACTTTATGGGTACAGATTCAGTTTTCTCACGGTCTGGCACATCGCATCCTCTGGGCAAATGCACCGAGGAACTTAAGACAGTGGTGCCAGAGGATGTGAAAGAGAAGTTTGTCGCACTTGCGCAGCTTTCCGGGCAGTCATCATCCGAGTATCTAAGAGATGTCATCACAGCTCACCTTTATGGGCAATTTCACGTCTTAAGGATGAAGGCAACCGGTGCTAGACCTGAAGTGCAGGAATAGGGCTAGAAAAGGTCGATTCAAGGAGGGCGTATGAAGCTCATTATCCTCAACACAATTCTTTCCAACAAAGACATGTTCCGTGACGACTTCCCTGAATGGCTGATGGAGAACTTCCACATCTGGGAAGAGTTCGAGCGTCGAGCATTAAAGGTCGCATCGAAGCGTGAGCACTACTCGGCCAGGACGATCGTTGAGGTCATCCGTCACGACACCGCTATTGGTGAGTTGAAGGGTGAATACAAGATCAACGGGAACTTTGTGCCATATCTAGCAAGGCTGTTCGCACTTCGGCATCCACGTTACTCCAACCTGTTTGAGTTCAGAGAGCAGAAGGTGGCGGCGTGATGAAAGGCTTGTGATGGCTAATAAAACATATTCAGAAAAACTAAAAGATCCGCGCTGGCAGAAAAAAGGATTTGATTTAGATGTAATTGCAAGCCAGATACACAACTCCTACCTGAGAGAAAGTTTGGAATAAACATGCGTGATTACGGGAAAGTCTATACATCATTCTGGACAAGCCAAACAACTCGCACCATGAGCGAGGATGCCAGGGCAATGGCTATGTATTTACTAACGTGCCCTCACGGAACTATATCAGGCGTTTTTAGACTGCCAGATGGTTATGTTTGCGACGACCTTCAATGGGCTTTAGAAAGGGTTAAATCAACCCTTAAAGAACTGTTAGATAAGGGCTTCGCTAAACGTTGCGAAACCACCAAATGGGTATGGATTTGCAAGTACTTCAATTGGAACAAGCCTGAGAACCCAAATCAACTCAAAAGCGCCAAGAGAATCGCTGAGTCAATACCAGATGAATGTAGCTGGAAACAAGAGTACATGCGGCTCAACGCTTACTTTTTAGGATTAGATTACACGAAAACTGGAACAGTTGGCGAACCGTTAGACAACCCTTCCTTAACCAGTAACAGTAACAGTAACAGTAACAGTAACAGTAACAGTAAAAAACCTATTGTCCCCGAACAAGTCGGTGACGCTTGCCCTCATCAACAAATCATCAATCTCTATCACAAGCATTTGCCTATGCTGACTAGGGTTAAGTCTTGGACGGAGAAAAGGGCGAATCAACTTCGATCACGCTGGAGAGAAGATCCAAAACGACAAAACCTTGAGTATTGGGAAAGGCTTTTTGCTTACGTTGCGCAATCAGATTTCCTTACTGGCAAGACTTCAAGCTTTCAGGCAGACCTTGAGTGGATTACGAAGTCTGAAAACTTCGTGAAGATCATCGAGGGCAGATACGAGAACAAGACGGCGCCGCCAAAAAATCAAACCGTACACGACAAACGAACCGCAACCGCAAAAGCCATGTTTGGAGATTTAACCGATGGAAACCACAAGCCAAGAATCATCGACGTATCAAGTGATTCCGCCACAGGCGATAGACCGGCTCTTTCTTCGAATGGCTAGTCTGTACGGCAAGCACTGGCTGGATATGTGGGCGGATATTCCGATGGATTCGGTCAAGGACGAATGGGCTGCAGGACTTGCGAAGTTCTCGCTGATGGAGATTGGCAAGGCAATCAATCACTGCGCTGACAACCTGCAGTTCCCGCCAACGCTGCCTGAGTTCAAGCGGATTTGTGCCGCCATGAAACCAGGTGAAATAACCAAGGCGCTGCCAAGGCACTTCACCGCCGAGGAAATCGAGCGTAACCACGAGCGTTTGCAAGCCGAGGCCGAGAAGTTGCAGAAGAAGCAGGAGCGCGGCATGAAAGACTGGGCGCACGCCATTATCCAGCGCGTCAAGGACGGTGACAGGACTGTTTCTGACATTGCTGCTCGGTTTGCAAAACAAGCCATCGAGGCCGCATGACATGCGAATTCTGTGCAAAGGGGCTGAAGTGGACGTTCAACATGAACAACCGCTGCTGCCAGGTCAAGTGGCTTCGAGCCGCATACAAACCGGCAGCAAGGCAATGGCTGAAAGCGTACAAGGCAGAGCATGGGGAAGCCGCCATGCTGGAATTGATAGCAGAGGTGAAAAATGAACGACCTGATCCAGAGAATCGAATCCTACATGCAGGCGAATCCGTACAACAGCAGGAATCAAATGATGAAGGACTTGGGAATCAGCTCTTACACACTGAACAAACTTGAGAAGAAAGGTGTAAAGCTGCCTCTGAAACAAAACGCAAGTATGGGCGGAACCCGATCGCGAAAGATTGCGATGAAGGCGGGAAAGAAATGGGCGACATGGAGAGTGAAAGCATGATTAACGAAGTCATAAAGCGTGGAAACGCCGTGAATAGAACTGGCATTAAATATGGTCGCCTCACTGTAGTTAAGGAATCTGGAAGGTCGTCTGATGGACATGTTTTATGGGAGTACTTGTGCGAATGCGGAAATAAATGCCTAGTTCAAAGCAATAATTTTCGTTCAGGCAATAAAAAAGGAACTCAATCTTGTGGATGTTTGAGATCAGAAGTTTCAAGAAAGCCAAAATCATCTTGGAATTCAGGAAAAACATATCAAATTCATTCCGACAATAAAAATTATAAAAACCGAAAGTCATGGGCTGAGGCAGTTAGAAAAGCAAAAGGCAATTCATGCTCACGTTGTGGATGGAATAAAGCAACGTGCGATGTTCATCATATTTTACCTAGATGCAAAGGTGGACTTAACACCATTTCTAATGGTGAGGTTATTTGCCCTAATTGTCATCGAATTGAACACGAGGCTGGCAAATGAAGTTCTTATCTTTATTTAGTGGAATCGAGGCAGCAAGTGTTGCGTGGTTGCCTTTGGGTTGGGAATGCGCTGCCGTTGCTGAGATCGATCCGTTTCCTTGCAGGGTATTGGCACACCACTATCCTGATGTTCCAAATCTTGGCGACATCACAAAAATCACGCAAGAGCAGATTAAATCATTGGGGCATATTGATTTGGTTGTAGGCGGATTTCCTTGCCAAGATTTGAGTGTGGCTGGATTAAGAAAAGGGTTAAAAAATGCAGATGGAAGCGCAACTAGGTCTGGACTTTTTTACACAGCCTTGCAAATCGCAAGATGGACAAATGCAAGATGGTTGCTCCTTGAAAATGTGCCAGGCATCTATTCATCAAACAATGGACGCGATTTTGCTTCAATGGTTGGAGAAATCCTTGACACCGAATTTGCTGTACCAAAAAACGGATGGCAAAACAGCGGAGTTGCTGCCAGCGAAACAGGGGTTCTCGAATGGCGCACTTTGGACGCGCAATACTTTGGAGTTCCACAAAGACGCAGACGTATGTTCGCTCTCGCAGATTTTGGAAACTGGATTGATAGACTGCCGGTACTTTTTGAGCGCCACAGCTTGCAGGGGCATCCTGCGCCGAGCCGAGAAAAGGGGCAAGAAGTTGCCCCAACAATTAGAGCAGGCGCTGCAAACGGTGGCAAAGGGCATGGAGCCAGAAGCGGAGATAGCAAGGATGAGTTGATAGTGCCTGTTCCTGTCGTTGCTGGAACACTCGCTGCAAATGGTGGCGGAACAACAAGGCCAGCAGGAAACGCCAACGAGTTAGATTTTTGTATCACCACCAATCGCATGGTTGCTTTCGGTGAGTACGTTGATGACGATCTCGCAGGATCATTGAAACAACGCGACTACAAAGACGCGACTGACTTGATTAGCTACGGCATACCAGGCAACTGGATTGGTCGATCACCAGAGAACGGCGGCAATGCTGTCGAGCCTATGCACGATGTATCGCATTGCCTGACAAAAACAGATCAGCATGCAGTCGCCTTCCACCATCAAGCCAGCACCACACAAAGCATGAATCCTGACACGGTATGCCCTACGCTGGATAAGTCTAAAAGCCCTGCTGTAGCGTTTGCGCAAAATCAGCGTGACGAGGTGAGGACTATGGATGTAGTTGGTGCGCTGGCCGCAGAGCCAGGAATGAAACAACAAACATATTTGATGCAAAGCATGCAGGTCCGCCGCCTTACTCCAACTGAATGCGCCAGACTTCAAGGATTCCCGGACGATTACCTATCTAAAGTGCCAGGAGCAAGCGACAGCGCAATGTATAAGGCGTTAGGTAATTCGATGGCCGTTCCGGTTATGCGCTGGATAGGCCAACGCATCCAGATGGTTCGTGAGGTGCAATCCGAGAGGATAGCGGCATGACCCCCATAGAGATAATCGCAGCCGTAAGAATCGGCATCGTCAACGCAGAGAATCGTTTCAGCAACGGCGGATGCTTCCAGCTATACCGTGTGCTGAAAGAACTTTTCCCGCTGGCCGAAGCCTGGTATGACCCGATCATGGGGCATGTATACACACGGATTGACGAAGCGTACTACGACATTGACGGCAAGCATGAGCGCGGCGAGAAATGGCACCGGCTGAATGACGAGCCGATGTTATGGGCGAAGGCGCATAGTTGGGATTATTTGTAAAAAGGAGACAAGATGATTACTCAGTCTGAATTAAAACAAAGACTTGATTACGATCAACATACTGGTCTATTTACAAGAAAAACAAGTGCAGGCGGTTGGAAAGCCGGTGAGATGGATCGCGGAGAATACTGGAACAGAGTGGCCTACGAGGCAGAGCGCACGAAGCTCTTGATCGGTGAGCGCGACACAGAGCCCAACATCCTCGACTACGGAGACGACATCACGACGCCAGATCAGTGGGCCGGTGAAGTGCGCGGCGGTCGCCCCGTGTGGCCTAACGCATGAATTAAGGGGCGCGCTTTAGCGCGTCCCGCTTGAATGAGGAGTTAGACGTGGCAACAGAGCGCGAGATGTGCCAGGACTTGTTTGAGGAATGCCGCCAGCTTTTGCGATATTACGGGATCGACAATGAACGGACGCGGATGGCGGTTGATCGGATTCGGGACATTGTTGACGAGCGGATGGCGCTGCTGGAAAACGATGAACTGGATGACGACTAACGCCAAGGTAAGCGGCGGCGGTGCTTTTCCGCCGTCCGCTTGACCGACGTGTTGGCAGGCAAAACGTAACTACGGAGTGATGATGGCTGAGAAAGTGACAATCGGGAATTGCACGCTTTACCTGGGCGACTGCCGCGAGATACTGCCGACGCTGCCGAAGGTGGACGCGGTGATTACGGACATTCCCTACGGCGAAGTAAATCGAGCATCGGGCGGCCTTCGGAATCTCGATAAGGGGGCGGCCGACATTGAAACCTGCGAGTTGTCCGAAGTCTTGAAGGTTCTGCTGCTTGGTGAGTCCGTCTATGTCTGGTGCGGCATCGAGCAGGTTAGCCAACTTCGCGCCGGAATGGTCGCAGCAGGATATTCGACCCGGCTGTGCATTTGGGAGAAGTCCAACCCCAGCCCAATGAACGGCCAGCATATTTGGCTGTCGGCCATTGAGGCTTGCGTGTACGGGAAGCGGGCGGGCGCCCATTTCGCCGAGTTCTGCAAGTCGCCAGTGTGGCGAGGGCCGACAGCAGAGAAAGAAGATCACCCGACGCCAAAGCCGGTTTGGCTGATGGAGCGCCAAGTTCTCGCCAGCGTGAGATCAGGTGGTGCGGTCCTCGACCCCTTCATGGGCAGCGGCACTACCGGCGTGGCCTGCGCGAACCTTGGCCGCGAGTTCATCGGCATCGAGCGCGAACCCAAGTATTTCGACATCGCCCGCCGCCGCATAGAGGACGCGCAGCGGCAGGGCAGGCTGTTCGAGGACGCAAAAGTCGGCGCTGGCGATACGGCGGTGCAGGGCGACATGCTTTTGCCTGCCAACGGTGAAGTTAAGGCCGACGCGCTTTAGCGCGGTCGGGCCTTGAACGCAATGTTAGAGGGCGGGAACTAAAGGAAAACTATGGACTACCAGTGTTTAGCAGTGACGGAGCCAGCGGAAGCCAGCGCCACAAAAGAGAAAGCCGAAGTGGTGCGCTCTGTGTATTTTGAGCAGGACGAGATTTTGCGCGGAATTATGAAGCTGCACTGCCCTGACGGGTTTGACTGCGACATGACCTATGGCAACGGGAAGTTTTGGCATAACCTGCCGCAGCCAAAGCACAAGTTTGATATTGACCCGCAACTCGATGGGGTGGAGCAGGCTTGCAGCACCATGCTTCCGCTTGCGTCACAGACACTAGGAAGCGTGGTTTTTGACCCGCCGTTTTTGACCTACGTTCGCGCTGGACGCGAGGGCAATGGCTCGATGATTATGGCGAAGCGGTTTGCCGGATATTGGCGCTACGATGAACTGGAAGAACACTACCGCCACACGATAAGCGAAGCCTATCGGGTTTTGAAGCCGGGCGGGGTGATGGTGTTCAAGTGCCAAGACATTATCCACAACCACAAGATGCACTGCACACATGCCAATGTGATTTTTTGGGCAGAGATTGAAGGATTCAGGCTGATGGATTTGTTTGTGCTGCCAGCAAAGCACAGGCTACCTTCACCGAACAGAGCAGGTACACAGAAACATGCGCGGATTTTCCACAGCTATTTTCTGGTGCTGGAGCGTGGCGGTAAGAAGCCCTCTAACGCAGAGCTAAGGGGCCGGCCGCTTGCGGACGGTCCCGCTTGAGCGCCGGGTTGGCCGGCGACTGAGACTATGTGCAAACGACCGATACTCAGATGGCACGGCGGCAAGTGGAAGCTGGCGGACTGGATTATTTCGCACCTTCCCCGGCACCGCGTTTATGTCGAGCCGTTCGGCGGCGCGGCAAGCGTGCTGTTGAAGAAACCCCGCAGCTACTGCGAGGTGTACAACGACCTTGACGGTGAGGTGGTGAATCTGTTTCGCGTGGCGCGGGATCGCGGCGACGAGCTGCGGAGGGCGCTGGAACTGACACCGTTTGCGCGGGACGAGTTTTTCGATAGCTACCACGAAACCACGGATCCGCTGGAGCAGGCGCGGCGCACCGTTGCACGGGCCTTTATGGGATTTGGCTCGAACGCCCACAACAAGGCTACCGGCTTTCGGGCGAACAGCAACCGCAGCGGCACGTCGCCCGCGCACGACTGGAGGAACTACCCCGGTGCGTTTGGCGACGTGATAGAGCGCCTGCGGGGTGTAGTGATCGAGAACCGGGAAGCTGCGGCCGTGATGTCGGCGCACGACGGGGAAGAAACGGTGCACTACGTTGACCCGCCCTACGTTGCGGCCACGAGGGACAAGGGCGGCGACTACCGCCACGAAATGACGGACGCCGACCATGAGGCGCTGGCCGAGACGTTGCACAAGCTGCGCGGGCCGGTGGTGTTGAGCGGCTACCGGAGCGCGCTGTACGACGCGCTCTACAAGGACTGGCGGTGCGTGGAACGTCACGCTCACGCCGATGGAGCGCGGGACCGCGTGGAGTGCCTTTGGCTTTCCCCGCGATGCCCTGCGCAAGGGCTGTTTGAGACGGCCAACGCCTGAATTAAGCCGCGCCGGAACGGCGTCGGCTTGAATGAATTGTTGGGCCGCTGGCCCGGAGATTTGCAGATGACTATCTTTGGATACACATGGGATGAAATCAAGCGCGCACAGCAAGGCGGCGCATTGGCGCGGCGAATACCAGCCGGGATTTACAAGCCGCTCGCAACCGACGGCGATTGGGAACTGCTGGAGCGCTACGGAGAAGCTGAGTTGAGGAACCGGAATTATTTTGGCGTGCTTGATCGGCTGGAAAACACGCGGATGGCGAACGACATGCCGGACTGCGATCGCTCGGCGTGCCGCGACCATTATCTCCGGGCGTGCGATAACCATGATTGCCCATCCCTGCGGCCCAACACCTGAATTAAGCCGCGCCGTAGGCGTCGGCTTGAACGACAAGTTAGAAGCT